TCTTGCTAAAGAACCACGAACTTCGTGTGTAAGAGACATACAAGTGCTTTTGAACTTCCAGTATCATAGCAGGTCCTATGGGGTTCTGGGGAGGTCTTGGACCAGTTCCCAAAGTGGCTCTAAGCTTCTTATTACAATCTTATCTCAAAACCCACAGAGTAATTATAATTGATTTTAAAATATTCGTCAAGTATCATAAGACACAAAAAAAAGTTGTAGGATACCACTCCCACAACTTTACGTTTATATAACTGTTCTTTCCACCACCAGAACAGGTCTTGAGGTCTCAAAGTCACAAAGACCTTCAAGACTTTTATATCATACATCAAATGATTTTAGGTGTCAAGTATTGACAAGATATCAAAACCTGACTAAAATCACTCTGTTGGGTTTGAAGATAAATTATGTGATTAAATTATTTAAAGTTTTATTTGATCCTTTTGTTTCCCACCAATCTAAAATCTCATTACGGCATTTTTGATTTATTTGAGTGTCATCATCACGCCAAGTTGGTTTAAATATTTTTTCAACAAATAACGGAAAAACATAATTACCACCTTCAAAAAAAGAATAAACCATATTTTCAACTTGTGGTAAGAGAAACCAAAAAGAACTATATTCGTTTTCTCTAAATTCTTTATCATTTCCTTTATATTCTAAATGAATATAATCATTTGGATAATAATTTTTTATTAAATTTTCTGCGTGTTTTCTAGTAATTAAATACGCACATGCTGACCAATCACACCAACATCTGTTTCTTAATTTAACCTCTGGGTTAAAAAATATAAACATATCTTCTCTAATCAAACACAATTGAACAATATTCCAATTCTCTGGTAAAGAATTAAAAAATTCATCCCAGGTAAAGTTCCAATATTTTACAGTATCCAAAGATAAATCATCTTCACAAAAGAATGTGTAAGGTTCATCTGTATTCTCATACCATTCTTTAATTGCTTTCAAATGTGATGTAACTGGTCCTTTACCATTATGATTTACTAAAGGTCCCTCGATAATTTTATGATCTTCATCACTATATCTTTTGTAAATATGAGGTGTTACTTTTTGAATTCCATATTTTTCAAACATTTCATAAAGAACATCCATACGTTCTTGAGATTCTTCAATACTAATAAAATTAATTGAAGGAAAGTTTTTTAATTTTTCTGTTTCAAAAATAATATTTTTATTTTCAAATGCCCAATCATATTCGTGCAAAGAATCAACTTGTTCATAACCCATTCCAATCATCATATTTTTAATGGCACTCTTATAGTAACCAAGGTGGAGATGTTCAAACTCGACTCTTTTTATTCTATACTTACTCCAGTCAAATGTCAGTAAAATTTCAGCATCAATTCCCTCAATATTCAAACACAACCAATCAATCTCATATATTGAATGTTTTTCAAGTAATTCTTCAAGAGTAATGCAGGGAACTTCAAATGACTTTATTTCTCCACCCTGAAGATGTGGGCACCATGTCATATGTTTTTTGATGTGTTCTATATCACAAGATGCCATAGCATAGTGAGGATGCTCATTTGTATGATAATAAATTGTTAATGTATTTTGATTTTGTAATGGAGTTTTTATGGCAACATTTTCAATCTCTATATTGTTAAATTTACTATAACAATTCTTTATATCATCTATATGCAAACTATTAGCATCAACAAATAATCCAAACTCTAAATCATCATAATTTGAAAGTAAATAATTGGATAAGTCATCATTTGCTTTATTTGTACCAATTTGAACTATTTTCATAGACTTACCATCTTGAATGTTCTCCATATAAATTAATTCATCTAAATTTTTATCTCGACCCGTCGTTTCCCACCAATTCAAAACCGAATAATATGAATCATGATGACTTGGGTTTTGTCCGTTTATGATTAAATTTGGATTAAATTCTGGAGAGTTTATGGAAGTAGTTTCTAAATTAATTTCTTCTACAAACATTGGAATTGTATAGACTTTTCCTGAAGTAAACATTATATTTTCTACGATTGGTTGAATACTTCCCATATCGTAGTTAAACTCTTCATCACCAATCATAAATCGATCAAGTAATTTTTGACCATAAGGTCTAGTGAGCATAAAAGCCGTTGCAGACCAATCATCATAATATCTTTCACGAAATTCAATCTTTACCTGATCAGGTCTTACCCACATTAACTGAACTGCTTCCCAATCTTTAGGAAGTTTATTCATGAATTCAGTCCAATCAAAATTCCAATATTCTACAGTTTTGAATGAAACATCATCTTCAAAAAATACTGCATAAGGTTCATCGGTTTCGGTCAACCACTTTTTAATTGATTTTAGATGTGATGTTGATGCGCCTTTATTGGAACTATCTAGAGTATGAACTAGGGGTCCATGAATAATATCAGAACACTTTGAAAATCTATTAAAGATCATCGGTGTATAATTTTCAATTTTATAATTTTTAAATTGATTTTCGATATTATCTTGACGATCTTTACTTTCTTTTAGTGAAATATAATAAACTGATGGAAAATTAGTTAATTTATTTTTCATTATTAATCCCCAGTATCAAAGAAAAACATTTGCCATAGTCTTGCATTTTCTTTAGTAGTTCCAAAATATTCAGAAGCACTATGAATACAACTTGCATCAAATATCACAAGACGATTATATACATTACCAAGAACATCTACAGGTTCCCAAGGAGTTCCATCTAAATGGCATTCTCCTGGAATATTTGACCAAGCAGCATCCCAACCTTGCTCATAATAAGTTCTTGCTCTCGTTTGCTTATGTGCGTATAATGTAGTTCCACACTGATAAGGTGCATTGGGAGTAAGATATAACATTCCTCCCCACTTTTGACTATCACAGTGATAAACTAATGGTTCTCCAGACCAAGCAATTTGAAACCTTCCGTTCATTCCGTGCTCTTGCCAGGCAGTTATTTTTCTTCCCATAATTTCTTCAAATTTTTCTTTGAGGTTTGGGAATAAGAATTGATGTTTTGTGCGTCTTCCAATAAAACCTTTACCAAATCCACCTTCATCAAATTCTTGTTCTAATGCAAATTTACGAATTTCATTTGGATTGTCATAAAAATTATCTACAATCCATGATGTATTCTTTTTATTTGTCATAAAACTAAACTTAGATGTGGATCCATATGAAAAATAAATCATAAACTGCCCAAGAAATGTAGGTTTCCACAAATCACTAAAATCATATAAGTATTGGTCATTAAAAATATCTTTAGTTACATCTTTACCATTCCTTTCATATACATGAAGATCTGAATAATCATTCAAATACAAATTACGAAATTCAATAAATCTTTCTACGGCATTTTCATGATCGTTGATATGCCATTCACCGGCAAAATTTGTAACATTATTTCGAATGAATTCATAATTATCTTTTGTAAAAATTGAATACTCTCCACCTTCACAATCAAATTTTAAGAAATCAATTTTAGAAATATTATATTCCTTAATTATTTTTTCAAATGTAGTTGTAGAATATAAATTTCCTTCGTGGTCATAGATATAAACTCCATTTTCGGGTATTGATTTTATTTCTTCTTTATCCGAAATTGCTTTATTAATGAAAGTTACCGGACCGTGAGAAACATTTTTTCGTAAAAAATCTATAACAGTATTGGATGGTTCAATACAATAAACTTCTTTGGGTTTTTTATCTAAAATTGAGTAAGTAAATGATCCATAATTTGCCCCAACATCAAACACGATGTCATTAGGTTTTACCTCTTGATGTTTTTCATATGTTCTGTGGATAAAATTTTCATTCGTAAATAATTGTACATATTCTTCATTAAGATTTCCCCAATCAAATTTCGGAGCAGTTGGTGAATTAAAAATAACCTCACTCTCTTTTTGTTCAATTTCTCCCAAAGTCAATTTTTCTCTTACATAAATTTCATTATATCCAAGTTGAGAATGTTTTATATAATTTCTATCATTCATAAAAGGTTCGTAATTTAAATTATTTTGAAAATTTTCTAATACTATTACCTTTGGAAGGTATTTTTCTTGGTCAAATCCCAGCATAACTTCAAGTTCCCAACCCTCAGTATCTATTGATAATATATCAATACTGCTTACGTCTATTTTATCCAATAAAGTATTCAGTTTAATTGTCTCTACTTCAATAACTTCTTGAGTATTATGTTCCGGAACATTATCATACTTTATTCCTAGGGAAGAAAAACTTACCCCATCATTTTCTTGAGAGTACCAATAATCGTTATTGTAATTGATAGTAAAAGTTGTTTCTTTCTCTTCATTAGAACAAGCATACTGATACACTTCACTATTATTATCTCTGTGTTGTTTTACAAACTTTGGATTAGGTTCAACGGCAATTGTTCTCCATCCATAATTTCTAAAATGTTTCGAGTTGCTTATAAATTCTTGAGGTCCTGCACCAACTTCAACCATTACTCCCTTATAACCTAAGTCTGGGAAAAAATTTTCACGCAGATATTTGTCAGTTTCAAATTCGGAATAAAATTTATTACAAAAAATATAGTCTTCTGCATTTTTTGTATCTCCATTTTTATCTTTCATAATATTAATAATTTCTTCATTAACTAAATCAGGATGAATCCACCAATCTTCAAATGATGAAATTCCATCTGGTGATATATCATTAACAACTAAAACATATCCTTTACTTTTTAAGAAATCTCTTGATTTTTGTCGATATGATCTAGTCACATCAATATAATAATCGTGTTCATAGGTAATGACTGCAAATTTATACTTATCAAATGGTATTTTTAACATACATTCATAAGTATTTCTTGCTGGTTCTATGTCCAGTTGAAGATAATCAATTGTGGTTTCTTGAAAATTTTCATTTAGGAGTTTTTCATAATTTATATCTAAAGCATTTTGATTTAATACCTTAGTTTTTGGTCTTTCTTTAGTATATTCTTTTGCGAAAGTTTCGTCCAATTCAATTGAAACGCCTCTCCAATTAAATTTCTCTTCCAAAAGAGCAGTATTGTTTCTATCAAAGGGTTTTGCTCCTCCTATTTCAAGAAAAGTTCCATTAGTTTTTCCATCTAATGCAGAAAGAACAAATATATCTTGAAGAACTTGTGAGTAACTTCTTTCTATTGTATCAGAATTCTTAAATTTAAATCTCAATTGATTAAATTTTGACTTATCATAATATACTGCAGATTGAGAATTTGGCCCAAGACCAATATGCATAATTTTATCTTCAACCAAGAACCGATATTCCGAATTCATATCGTCCCAATATTCATCGACAAGAGAATAAAATAAATCTCTCGATTCTTTCATTTTCCCCCACCACCAAGAAGAAATTGCCTTTTGATATACTAAAAGATATTTCCCTTCATAGTCTGGAATATTAATTGGTTCAATTTCTTTATCATAACAATTTAAACCAAGAATAGAATAAGTATAAACTTGGTCCCATTCTTGTTTTTTTTCATACATTAAACACAAGAAATAATATGCCTCCGGTCTTTCTGGTAGAATAAACAACGCACTATGAATTAATGATTTTTCCGTCACCTCTCTTGTTGCTTGTTTTCTACAAGAGATTGATGCACGAAGAAGTGATGTATAAGCGAGGAGTTTATCTTCTGCTCTTTCTGCTGCTCTTAAATAATAAGTATGTGCAGATGCATTATGTCCCTGATTATCATACCATTCGGCAAGGTTATAATTTTTTTCAGGATTTTCCGTATCAGTTGCAAATAATACTAATTCATTCATTGATAAAGTCCTCCAAAAAAGATTCTGAAATTTTTAATACATAAGCGGCATTATCCACCGCACCAAAAGTAATCAAATAACTATTATCGTATTTTACTAAACCACAACAAAATTCTACTTTCATATTTAAGAATGAGAATAGTTTAGAAAATTTTTGAGATTTAAATTCACTATCCCAATATACAAATCTATGTCTGTATGTACCATTCTTTCTTCCTAATTCAGAACTATACAATTCCGTTTCGTGAACAATAGTTAAATATCCATCTTTATATTTAATGATTTGAGACCCGCCTCTCATATCATTAAATCCCGGAGTATATTGATTAGTTTCAAATACCTGAGTTTCTTCACCATTTGGATTGAACTTCATAATACAAGTAGGATTAGTCCACTTGATTAGATGAAAAGGTTTGTTCTCTATAGGAGTACAATTCTTCATACAATACTCATTATCCGGAGGTGGTCCAGGAATTCTAAATCTTGATACTTCTACAACTTTATCATCATTAAATTCAATTTCTGAAATTTCCATTCTTCCAGTCCCAACAGTATCCAAGTCTCTTCTTACTCCACAAAGATATACCTTATCATTCCACTGTACTAAACGCCCATCTTCCAATCCAACAAATTCCCATTGTGGTGTATATGTATCAAATCTTGAAGTATCAATTTTAGAATAATGTGTGATATTTAAATCTTCATCTAATTGTGCAATATAATTCCAGGTACGAAGGTGCATATCATTTTCTGGATGGATATACACCATAGGTCCCCATATATGTTCAAACCTATCTAACTCCGAATGATATAAAGTATAATTTATATTTCGAATATTAACTATAATACTTCCATCCACAACCAATATTGATGGATTTGTGAGTGAAGGTCCCATTAAATCTTCCGACGGAATCATTAATGGTTTTATAATTCCACCATTTTCAATAGCAAGTTTTACAAAATTCATATAACAATGTTATAATATATACATAAGTATTAATATATATTATACCACATGAAGAGAGATTTTGCAAAAAAAGGGTGGCATTACTTACCTAATATTACAACAAAGACAGAAGCAATAAAAATCAAATATGAAAATTTGATGGGTGCTATACACGATTTGGGTGGATTAAAAACTCACTATGATCCAGAAAGAGGAAATGTATTGACTTGTTATGCACCCCCATCAAGTGCATTTGTAATGAAAAGAATTCAACCAGTTTTAGAAAATCTTATCGGTGAAGAACTTATTCCTTCTTACTGGTTCTCTACGACATATCATAACAAAGGATGGATGAATTGTCATACTGATCGTCCTTCTTGTGAAATATCAGTCACGATGAATATCTGTGGAGATGTTGCGTGGCCAATTAAACTTAAAGACTTAGAAGGCAATAAACAATCAGTCGTAACTCCAATCGGTTGTGGATTAGTATATCTTGGAACAGAAGTAGAACACTGGAGAAGTCCTATGAGAACTCATAAGAACGATAAATTTATGCAACTCTTTTTACACTTCGTAAGAAAAAATGGAAAATATGCAGATTATGCTTATGATAAAAATAAAAAATGTTACGGGTTACTTAATGGATCGTGAATCATAAGAATAGATTTCACTTCATCAAATCTAGCATATAATGAAATGATTTCAGAATGACTTTGAAGTTCTGTTGGTAAAGTTGGAAATCCTATAGGAAATGTAGATGAGTTTGGAAGATTTCTTAAATTTTGTCTCCAAGTTTTAAACTCTACAGATATAGATCCGGTCTGTTCCAAATCTTTAATTACCATCCAATCAGTTAGTTCTAATATTTTATCACGAATTTCTCTGAGAGTATTGTATCTATCTTGTGTTCTATAAGAATCAAATCTAGAAATTTCATCATCCCATTCTTGTTGTGTTAAAATTTTTAATCCTTCACCCTCAGTTTCTGAAAGAATATGTGGCTTTCTATAAACTACATCATAAACAATTTCTATTCTTGTTTCTTCAGTTTTTTCCAAATCTAAACGATCAGAAACAGAAACTTCAATTTGTCTTTCAGTAGAACTAATAACTGTAATATTTAAATTATTTTGGTACTCGATAACTTCTTGCTGAGGAACCACAACTTCATATTCAAAATAATCAGGAACTTCTGATAAGAAGAAAGGAACTCGTTCTTGAGTAAAAAGAGAATATTTTGTTTCCAATCCTTTAATATTAGGCATTATATAACCCAGTGGTATATATGTTGCCCACATACCATTATCACGGTCAATAAGATAATGCTTAATTAATTGAGTCATTTTTAGTAAACCTCTATATTATATTTATTTGCAATCTCTTCATCTATTTCATCTTTTGTTTTAAATCCCTTAACCCTCATCCAAGTTACCAGAGTATAACGATTTCCAGAAATAACTGGTTCTACCGTATGCATAAACCATCTTGATGACGGGAAACAAACAAGAAGACCGGGTTCTGGTTTAATTTTAATTCTCAAATCAGGAAAAGAAAAGTATCCACCATCAAAATCATCGTTTAGAAAAAGAACAGTTGATAAATCACGATCTACTGTTTTTTTCCATATCTGAGTTCCATCTGGATTCATCCATAAACCATCAGAATCATTATGAGGTTTATAGTGACCTCCAGGTTCATAACAAAGTAATTGAGGTTCTTCACTATCTCTAATTTCAAATTGATAAAAAGGATTAATTACATTTTTAACTACATTATCTAGTAAATCTTTAACTTGTGAAAAAACAGGAATAATATTTGCACACTTTACATTTCTTGTGTTTAAATCTATTTTTGATTGACTCTCTCTAGTTTCATCACTTTTTTTACCATCAAAAACTGCCAGTTGTTCTTTATGAGAATTTCTCATATGATCAGTCAAAAATTTTAATCCTTCCCCGGTTACAACTTTTGGTTGAATTAAAACATTCGCAAGAATATCATTCATAATGAATTATATAAGTAACTTTATTTAGTTTGAGTTTGAGACTGCTGCAAAAACATATTTTGCTTTAGTTAGATTCTTTCCTGGTGCTGATACAGTTTCATTGGAGAAATCTAAACGATCTATGGTGCAAATCCATGGTGGAGCAAAACCACCACCAAAGTAACCATAATTAGAGTTAGATACTGCTCCGGGAAACCACCTTGCTTGAGTTAAATTGTTTCCTGGTGCTGATACAGTTTCTATTGAGAAATCTATACGGTCAATGGTGCAAACCTGTGATGAAATGACACCACCACCGCCAAAGTATCCATAATTCGAATTTGATACTGCTGCTAAACCATTTCTTGCTTGAGTTAGATTTTTTCCTGGTGCTGATACGGTTTCATTAGAGAAATCTAAACGGTCAATAGTACAATATAATGTCTGAAAAGGACTAAAATAACCACCACCAAAATAACCATAATTAGAACTAGAAACCGCTGCTAAAATACTTTTTGCTTGAGTTAGATTTTTTCCTGGTGCTGATACAGTTTCTGTTGAGAAATCTATACGGTCAATGGTGCAGTAAAAAACAGTAGGAGGAGATGTATAACCACCACCAAAATAACCATAATTAGAACTAGAGACTGCTGCTGAACCACTTCTTGCTTGAGTTAATTTTGCTGGAGTTGGTGCTGATACGGTTTCATTAGAGAAATCTAAACGGTCAATAGTGCAATAAAATGCAGAACCAAAAGTAAGATAACCACCACCAAAGTAACCATAATTCGAATTAGAAACTGCTGCTAAACCATTTCTTGCTTGAGTTAAATTCTTTCCTGGTGCTGATACAGTTTCTGTTGTGAAATCTATACGGTCAATGGTGCAAATATTAACAAGATTGTCATCAAGGCCACCACCAAAGTAACCATAAGTCTTAGAACCACGAAAAATTGATTGACCACCTGAGGTTGCTGCTAAAAATTGTCTTGCCTGGGATAACTTAGATGTTGGTACTGATGTGGTTTCATTTGAGAAATCTAGACGATCTATGGTACTAACAAACGTAGGAGTAGCACCACCACCAAAGTAACCATAAGAACTACTTGAGGTTGCTGCTAAATCTCCTCTTACAGAAGATAATTTAGGTGTAGGAGTTGATACTGTTTCATTTGAAAAATCTAAACGATTTATGGTGCAATAATAAGTAAAAGGAGGAGTATTAACACCACCACCAAAATAACCATAAGAACTACTTGAGGTTGCGGCTAATGCATTTCTTGCAATAGATAATTTAGGTGTAGGAGTTGATACTGTTTCATTTGAAAAATCTAGACGATCTATGGTACTAACATAAACACCAGTAAAACCACCAGCAAAATAACCATAAGAACTATTTGAGGTTGCTGCTAATCCATTTCTTGCAGAAGATAATTTTGGCGTAGGAACTGATACTGTTTCATTTGAAAAATCTAGACGATCTATGGTACTAACACCAGATACACCACCACCAAAGTAACCATAAGAACTACTTGAGGTTGCTGCTAATAAAGATCTTGCAGTAGATAATTTAGGTGTAGGAGTTGATACTGTTTCATTTGAGAAATCTAAACGATCTATAGTATTATAACTAATAACAGGAGGAAAGGTATAACCACCACCAAAGTAACCATAAGAACTACTTGAGGTTGCTGCTAAACCGTATCTTGCAAAAGATAATTTTGGTGTAGGAGTTGATACTGTTTCATTTGAAAAATCTAGGCGATCTATGGTATTAACATTAGGAGGACTATAACCACCAGCAAAGTAACCATAAGTCGCAGACTCTGGCCAACTCGAAAAATTGCGATTGTCTATATTTAAAACCTGACGATCATAAACATTATTTAAACCAAAAATATCTCCTACAAAAGGCATCTGAAATTACTCTATTTTAAGGTCGGGATTAAATAACGACTGAGGAATTTTCTTTTGTTCTTCTTCTTCAATAGCACGAAGAAGTTTCTGATCTATACCTGTAATTTCTTCAATACCAGAAGAAACTGCTTGTTGAAGATTACTCAAGAAGTCCATAGGGTCATTTGGATCACCAAAGGTTCCCTTAGTACGATTTACATCATCAGGAAGAACAGTCGGAGCACTTGCACGACGCATAGAACGAATATTACCAGCATTCACACCAGTTTTTGCTGCAAGTAAATCATCCAAAGATTGATTCGCAAGTCTGCGTTCCCAGTAGTTTGGTTGATCTTCGTCATATTGAATCTTCGAAACCAACTGACCACCATTCAATTCAGTCAGACGAGTAATTAATGTATCAAAACATTCAAGTTCTTCCACACAAGCTTTAAATCCACGATTCAAACCTTCAAGCATACGATGAAAATGAAACTCATCAATATCATACCAAGTAAGTTCTTCACCCCCCTGCCTAGTTTTCCACCAAATTGGTTGCGTCTTATCCTTTCCGTCCCACTTATAATAAAATTCTCTTGCTGCTCTTTTTGCATCAATAACTTGCTGTAAAAGACCCTCTGCTACACTTCTACGATTAATAAGTGCTGCTTTAAATGCCGATGGGATTGTAAAATTATCATGAATGATAAATTTCTCAATCTGAAAATTTGAACGACCTTGCGAAAGTTCGAATTCACTTTCTTCCCAACGAGTTGCTTCGTGAAGAATCTTAAGCATAAATTCATTATCATCATCCAAAACTTCTTTAGATGTTGCAAGAGCAATTGCTTCATAATTGTTAGGCATAATTATCCAATTGTTTTAATATTGTATTTCTATTTATGACGAGTATATTTCTCAGAGCACCTCATATTCACCATACAATAGTATCTTGGTCTTCTAACTACTTTTTTTTACAAAATGATAGTCACCATCAACACCTTGAACTATACTAATACAAATATTTGATTCTAATTCATATCCAAATGTTTTTAAATACTCCACAACTTCTTGGAGCATAGGTGCTCCTTTCATATATTCTTTGGTTTGCAACTCCAAAATTAAATGATCACAAGTTTTAAGAGTTTCCTTTGCACCCCTTAGAATATCAAGTTCTGCTCCTTGAACATCCATTTTAATCAAGTCTGGTTTTTTCCAATTATTTTTTCTCACAATACTATCCAAAGATCTGGTGATTCTTTGCGTTTCGGTATAATGTTGATTTTTAAATGGAATTGTACTTTCAGGAAAGTCTTTATAATTCAATTCATAATATGAGTTTCCACCAGAATTTTGAATATTTTCATAGTGAGTAACATTTTTTCCATCAACATCACTTAAAACATCAGTTGAATATTTGTTTCCACTTCTTTTATATAAAAATTCAAAATGTTTTGTACCGTCCATTAGATAATATTCGGCATTATCCCAACATTCTTTTGCCTGATTATACCAATGAAGACAGTTTGCTCCAATATCATAAACTACCTTAGGTTCAATATCATCTTTGTATTTGAGTTTATATAAGTATCCAATATGTCTTGGGGCTAAGCAATTAACACTAGAAAACCAACTAAGATACTCTTCTAAATTATTTGTTACTTTCGTTTTAAAATTCAATTTATCATTATCTAAAGAAACTTTGTGATCTGTTTGATCAGTTATTGTATTAATTAGTTGTTCCCAGTATGTTGCAATCTTTTTCCAATCATAAGTTTCTTTCGCAATCTGTGAAAGTTCTTTTGTTGCCGTATAAAATGTTTCTGGTTGATCGTCAAAGAACTCAAAACATCTTGAAAGTTCTTGTGCGAACTCATTGATAAACTTTGGAGATGGATCCCAACCAACTGAGGTATTAGTTCCAAGCATTGGAATATACTTACCACGATTGAATGAAATCTCACTCAGTGCTCCAATATCAGAAGTAATTGGATAGCATCCACACACCATTGCCTCCGCCATAGACACGCAGAAGGTCTCCTCCCAGATATTAGGATGCACGAAGAATGCAGCATCTTGAATATGAGATAGAAGGTCTTCGCGGTCAATACTGGGGGAGTATTCTACACCAGGAAGAGACTTTAGTTCTTCAATTGCTTCCAGATGTTCTGGAATCTTAGAGTGTTGTTCGTAATGTTCTCCATAAAGATTATGAGAAGAAAATACTTTTAACTTTGCATCTGGATGATTCTTAATGACTTGCTTCCAGATTTTTGGAAGTGGTGTAATACCTTTGTGTGGTCCAGAGAAATAGATTGCTGTTTTTGATTTTGGTGTTTTGAGATTAAAAATATCCGCAACACCATTTGGAATGACTACTATTTTTTCTTCGGGTGCTCTATTGTATTTGACGTACTGTTCTTTCTCCCATTTTGATACACAAACAATTAAGTCAATCTGTGATATAAGTTCTGGAAGTTTTGCGAGTTGTGGTTGATCGCAGTTGTCGTGTGCCCAAAGAATTTTATATTGTTTATTTGATTGTGATAGTATCTCTATACTTCTTGAAACTTCAACATTATTTGGAAATTGATAATATTGATTGAGATAATAAAAAGAACTTTCAGTTGCTCCAGATTTCATAATGAATTATATAAGTAACTTTATTTAGTTTGAGTTTGAGACTGCTGCTAAACCTCGTCTTGCAGAAGATAATTTAGGTGTAGGAGTTGATACGGTTTCATTTGAAAAATCTAGACGATCTATGGTACTAACATTAGTACCAGAACTATAACCACCACCAAAGTAACCATAAAAACTACTTGAGGTTGCTGCTACAGAATATCTTGCAGAAGATAATTTAGGTGTAGGAGTTAATACTGTTTCATTTGAAAAATCTAGGCGATCTATGGTACAAACAGAAATAGAAGTAATACCACCAGCAAAGTAACCAATAGAACTACTTGAGGTTGCTGCTAAATGGTATCTTGCAGGAGATAATGTAGATGTAGGAGTTGATACTGTTTCATTTGAAAAATCTAGACGATCTATGGTAGTATAAAGAATAGTAGGAGGAGTACTAAAACCACCACCAAAGTACCCATAAGAACTACTTGAGGTTGCTGCTAAAAGTCCTCTTGCCTGGGATAATTTAGGTGTAGGAGTTGATACTGTTTCATTTGAAAAATCTAGACGATTTATGGTAGTAACATAAACAGTAGGAGAAGTACCACCACCACCAAAGTAACCATAAGAACTACTTGAGACTGCTGCTAATCCATCTCTTGCAATAGATAATTTAGGTGTAGGAGTTGATACTGTTTCATTTGAAAAATCTAGACGATCTATGGTACAAGTGACAGGAGGAGAACCACCACCAAAGTAACCATAATAACTACTTGAGGTTGCTGCTAAAAATCCTCTTACAGAAGATAATTTAGGTGTAGGAGTTGATACTGTTTCATTTGAAAAATCTAGACGATCTATGGTACTAAAATTAGGAGGACCATAACCACCACCAAAGTAACCATAAGTCTTAGAACCACGAAAAATTGATTGACCACCTGAGGTTGCTGCTAATGAATCTCTTGCAGAAGATAATTTAGATGTAGGAGTTGATACTGTTTCATTTGAAAAATCTAGACGATCTATAGTACTATAACGAGTAGCAGGAGGAGATATATAACCACCACCAAAGTAACCATAAGAACTACTTGAGGTTGCTGCTAATGCATTTCTTGCAATAGATAATTTAGGTGTAGGAGTTGATACTGTTTCATTTGAAAAATCTAGACGATTTATGGTACTATGAAAAATATTAGGAGGACTATTAACACCACCACCAAAGTAACCATAAGAACTACTTGAGGTTGCTGCTAAACCTGATCTTCCAGAAGATAATTTTGGTGTAGGAGTTGATACTGTTTCATTTGAAAAATCTAAACGATCTATGGTGCAATAATAAATAAGAGGAGGATTACTAACACCACCAGCAAAGTAACCATAAGAATTACTTGAGGTTGCTGCTAAAAATGATCTTGTAGAAGATAATTTAGGTGTAGGAGTTGATACTGTTTCATTTGAAAAATCTAGACGATCTATGGTACTAACATAAACACCAGTATTACCACCACCAAAGTAACCATAAGAACTATTTGAGGTTGCTGCTAATCCATTTCTTGCAGAAGATAATTTTGGCGTAGGAACTGATACTGTTTCATTTGAAAAATCTAGACGATCTATGGTACTATAAAAAATATTAGGAAGAGTACTATAACCACCACCAAAGTAACCATAAGAACTACTTGAGGTTGCTGCTAAACCTGATCTTCCAGAAGATAATTTTGGTGTAGGAGTTGATACTGTTTCATTTGAAAAATCTAGACGATCTATGGTACTAACATAAACAGTAGGAGAAGTACCACCACCAGCAAAGTAACCATAAGTCGCAGACTCTGGCCAATACTTAAAATTATTTTCTGAAATATTTTTAACCTGAAGTACTCTTGATTCTTCTAAAGAAAATACAGGCATTATATACCAAAGATAGAATATTTGGGAGTTTGTTTTTTCCAAAACTCCATTTGTTTATATTTATTGATTATATACTTACTTAAAAATTTTGTATTATCACGATGTATTTTCTCAATTTTATTTCTTACACTATGCATATTTTTTAAATTATAAACTTCATCGTTCTCATCAAACTTTGGTTTTATATTTTCAAAACTATGAGTAAATCTTGGAAGTTCTAAAAAATCATAAATGCGATTAAGTTCTTTTTGTGGTTGATAAACTAAATCATCATATTCAACTAACAACAAATATTTACTATTACCCTTACGGAATGCTTCTGATAATGCATAATATGATTGCCCAATAATACCTTCAAACGACATTAGATAATCAGTACGATTATCATTATTAATTTCTATACTGTTTTTAATAAGTGATTCATCAATAAATGAAGTTGTCTTTGATTGATAAACAAGATTCAAAAATGAAGAGATAATATCAGGAATACTTCTGACGGGACATATGATCTTTGGTTCTTTTGTAATGTAATCTTGAATATGTTCCACTTGATTCACCCAACCTCTGGACTTATCAATAATAATGTTCTGAGAGGTATTGAAATAATAGTTCTCAGGTATTGAAGATAAGACATTATGAGCACATTCTGGTTTTGGATGTGCTTTGTATTGTTCGGAGTTATGTAAAAGATACTCTTCGGTATAATGTATTGTATCCAGAAGTGGTGAATTTGTCGATGCGTATATTTCTGGATTTTGATTAAGTAATGCTGTTAATAATGTCGATCCTGATCTTGGAAGACCAGACATAAAATAAAAATTTTTCATAATGTTAGTTTGAGTTTGAGACTGCTGCTAAAGCAAATCTGGCGGCTGGTAACCCAGAGGGATTTGGCGATACTGTTTCATTTGAAAAATCTAGACGATCTACGGTACAAACAGAAGTATAAGGAGGAATAAGAGAAGTAGTACCACCAGCAAAGTAACCATAAGAACTACTTGAGGTTGCTGCTAACTGTTGTCTTGCAGAAGATAATTTAGGTGTAGGAGTTGATATTGTTTCATTTGAAAAATCTAGACGATCTATGGTATTAACATTAGATGTCTGAAGAACAGGAGGAGGACTTGGAATATCACCACCAGCAAAGTAACCATAAGAATTACTTGAGGTTGCTGCTAACTGTTGTCTTGCAGAAGATAATTTAGGTGTAGGAGTTGATATTGTTTCATTTGAAAAATCTAGACGATCTATGGTATTAACAATAGCAGAAAGACTTGGATTATAACCACCACCAAAGTAACCATAAGAATTACTTGAGGTTGCTGCTAAAAGTCGTCTTGCAGAAGATAATTTAGGTGTAGGAGTTGATATTGTTTCATTTGAAAAATCTAGACGATCTATGCTACAAGTGGTAGGAGGAGCACCACCACCAAAGTAACCATAAGAATTACTTGAGGTTGCTGCTAAAAATCCTCTTTCTTGAGACAATCTAGTATTACTAGTATTCGATACTGTATCATTTGAAAAATCCAATCGAATAATTAAACTTGATGTTAAGGGAGGAACTAAATAACCACCACCAAAGTAACCATAAGAACTACTTGAGACTGCGGCCCATCCGCTTTCTGCTTTTGGTAAATTTGTTGATAGACTACTAAATGTTCCACTTGAAAAATCTAGACGATATATAGTATCTCGTTCACCAGACGGGTCTCTACCACCAGCAAAGTAACCATAAGTCTTAGAACCACCACCGTTTGGTCTAAAAATTGATTGACCACCTGAGGTTGCTGCTAATCCACTTCTTGCAGAAGATAATTTAGGTGTAGGAACTGATACTGTTTCATTTGAAAAATCTAGACGATCTATGGTATTAACCCTTCCAGAAGGAGGAAAACCACCACCAAAGTAACCATAAGAACTACTTGAGGTTGCTGCTAATGTATCTCTTGCAGAAGATAATTTAGGTGTAGGAGTTGATACTGTTTCATTTGAAAAATCTAGACGATTTATGGTATTATGCACAGTATTAGGAGGACTATTAAAACCACCACCAAAGTAACCATAAGAACTACTTGAGGTTGCTGCTAAAAATCCTCTTGCAATAGATAATTTAGGTGTAGGAGTTGATACTGTTTCATTTGAAAAATCTAGACGATCTATGGTATTAACATAAACAGTAGTAAAACCACCACCAAAGTAACCATAAGAACTACTTGAGGTTGCTGCTACACCTCGTCTTTCAGAAGATAATTTAGGTGTAGGAGTTGATACTGTTTCATTTGAAAAATCTAAACGATCTATAGTACTATAACGAATAGCAGGAGGATTACTATAACCACCACCAAAGTAACCATAAGAACTACTTGAGACTGCTGCTATATTTTGTCTTGCAATAGATAATTTAGGTGTAGGAACTGATACTGTTTCATTTGAGAAATCTAGACGATCTATGGTACTATAACGAATAGCAGGAGGAGTACTATAACCACCACCAAAGTAACCATAAGAACTATTTGAGACTGCTGCTAATCCATCTCTTGCAATAGATAATTTAGGTGTAGGAGTTGATACGGTTTCATTAGAGAAGTCCAGACGATCTATAGTACTAATCATAACAGTATTAGAAGTACTACCACCACCAAAGTAACCATAAGTCGCAGACTCTGGCCAACTCGAAAAATTACGATTGTCTATATTTTGATTCTGTTTGATATAAACCTTACGAAGACTAAAAATTCCAGTTGCCATTTATTTACTCTTCTGAATAAACATGAGATCCTACATGTTCTAATCTTATATTAGTATTTAACCAAACTGAATACCCGACACCTTTTGCTCTTTCAAAAAATGAAAAATCTTCGGGAAGATAACTCATATTTTTCTTTAATTCTAAAAAATAATGATACGAATTATGATACTCTTTATCTGTAGGTAAATGAGTACTATTATTTGTTGCTGGATAATATTTCAATTCTTCACCATGTTTTTGGGAGATGTCTTCAAAAACTTTCCTTTTAATCAAAGAAAATCCAAATCCAATATTTTCAATTTTTATAAGTTCTTCTTCTTTTACTTCTGGTTGAGAAATATTATAATTATATCTCAAAGGAATACCTTTCATTGGATAAGCACCACAAACAATATCTTTATCATGTTTTAATAAATCAAAAACCTGTTCTGGAGTAAATCCAATATCAGCATCAATAAAAAGTATTCTTTCATACTCAGTGTTATTCATAAAGAAATTTACCATCTTAGATCTTGCTTTTGTAACAAGACTTTCATTTGCTAAAGTAAGCAATCCGTGATCTATACCAGCAGTTCTTAGTTCTTTACCAAGATTAAACAAACCCTTTGCAGTCTTATCACTAACCATTCCACCATAACAAGGCATCGCAATTAATATAGACATCATATCCTTTTTTTCATTTAGTTTCATTATATATTATACTATCAACTTGGCAGAAACACACGCAGAGAGTGAGTTAATAGTAGATCCAATAGAAACAATTGTATCATTTACGGCAAGGTATTTTGGTTTTTCAAGAATCTCAACAACACTATTTTTAGGTATAGTCATATTATAAACCAAGTAACCCAATCTTACACCAGTAGTTACAATTCCCCCTACAGTTCCTCCACGATAAATGGACACTGAAGCATCCACATCAATATTTAAATTATAATTACAAAGACGAATTGATTGAACAACTGAAGGATAAGTAGTTGAAGTATAAACTTCTGTTCCTGTCGAGGATGCAACAGTTGATCCAACACCTACAAAATTTGTATCAGTCTTAGTTGAATAAACAGCAAATACATCTAAACCACCATCAACACCAATTGCAGTTGTTCCAATTCCAGACATTGCTTGAAATCTTAAGTGGTCTTGGGGATTTGCAATCATTTGTTGATTGATTATTTCCAAAGAACCTTGATAAGGTACGACGAGTCTTTGTGCAATCGGAACTGATCTCCAAGAATTTGATGCTATATTAAAATCATGTCTCGCATTTAAATATAGCTCATTTGAATAAGTGTTTGTAACATGAATTGATTCAATCACATATTTTCTACTTGCTGTTGATGGAAATGAAAGTCCAATACCAAAAGAACTTCCACCAATTCCAGGTCCAACGAAAATATCATTAGTTTGTACGGTATTTATGCCAACTCCAGAAATTGCAGAGATATAAACAGAAGTAGTAATTCCAGTATCAAATGTTCCAGAACCACCACCACCACCACCAGAAGCAGCAGGAATCCAAGAAAGACCAGTACCGGTAGAGGAAAGGATAGATCCAGCAGTTCCTACAGTTCCACCTGCAGAAATTTGAGTTAATGTAGCAATACCGGAAATATAAGCATTACCTTGGACATGAAGTTTTGATGTTGGATTTGTGGTTCCAATACCAACATTTTGAGTAGTAGAAATATAAACAAAATTAGTTGCACCTGCAGAAACATTATTATTGTTAAAAATAACCTGAGAATTAGTGCCTGCTATTGGACCAGTTAATCCCTGCAAACCTTGAAGTCCTTGAGTACCTTGAACTCCTTGATTACTTAATCCTTGAACACCTTGAGTACCCTGAAGTCCTTGAGTACCTTGAACACCTTGATTACTTAAACCTTGTAATCCTTGAACACCTTGTCTTCCTTGAAGTCCTTGAGTACCCTGAACACCTTGATTACTTAAACCTTGTAGTCCTTGAGTACCCTGTGCTGCTACTGTACCTTGAAGACCTTGAACACCTTGATTACTTAAACCTTGTAATCCTTGAACACCTTGAGTACCTTGAAGTCCTTGAGTACCTTGAACTCCTTGATTACTTAATCCTTGAACACCTTGAGTACCCTGAAGTCCTTGAGTACCTTGAACACCTTGATTACTTAAACCTTGTAATCCTTGAACACCTTGT